TTGATAAGGATCGTACGCGGCGGAACGATGTTGACGTAGAGGTCGGGCGCTTGCGGCAGCGATTGGCCGAATTGATAAACTGGCATGATGATATCCTTTGGTTGTAAATCAGATCAGCGCGCCCGATGGGCTGCTGATGTTGACGGTAGGCAGCGTGACTGTTGTAGTCTGCTGCACGTTGGTTGTCGCAAACTCGACTTCATAGCGGAGGTGCCTCGTATATACAGCCACCTTCTGGATGTTGTCGTCGTCAATCGAGCCTTGAAACCGCAATTCTGCTGCGGTCGTGTCCGGCATTTGCAAGCGATACGCCAGACGCAGCGCCGGATCAATCAGGGAGGCAATCTGCGCCCTCAGCGTGGGCGTGGGCGCCCAGACCGAGACTTGGAACACCTGCCGCTGCCTGCCGACTTCCTGCAACACCGTCGCTGGTTGGGCGAACAGCATCGCCGGAGTCGCGCCCTGCGGAAGAGTGATCGTGTTCGCGCTCGATGTCGCGCCAGGAATCAGGGCGGCAATCGCCGTGCATATTGACGCGAGCGTGTCTGTCGATTGCACAGCGTAGCTGGCCTGCATGTTTCCCTGCTGCACGCTGACAGCCTGCGGCGTGGTGATCGTGCCGGTGAGCGTGATCGTCATGCCGGATACGCTGGCCTGCAATTGCGTCGCCACGACGTTGACTGTCTGCCATGTGGGCTGCATCTGCGTCACGGCACGGCTGATGGCGGTAGCGAACACAGAGACTTGCGCAATCCCAGCCTGCATGTCGGCATCAAGCTGCTGCGGCTGAGGCCAGCCAGGGAAAATGCGTACAGCGGATGTCACTGCCGAGGGCTTGCCGGTGCCGTTCGGGTATAGCGTCTGCGCCACAGTGGATGCAATGGCGTTTTGCACGTCAGTCAAATCAGCCATGTCAGGATTCCAGCACTTCCACCAGCGCCTGCGTACCCAGCAAGCCAGATGACACACTCACCACCTGATAGCGCAATCCGTTTTCGTCGGTCACGATGTCCCGATGCCGAACTAGCCCGTCAGGCAGGTAGAAATTGCAGACATAGAAGGCACGCAGCGATGCATCGCCAGGAAGATCGGCTTGTGGCCTGCCGGTTTCCTTTTTGATGTTCAGCACGCCAGGGATGCCTTTCGCATAGATCACCGGCGCCGGAGCGGCAAGTGCGGAATAGGACTGCAAACCAGCCGCCGTGCTTTTCGGCTGGCGGGAAAACGTCAGCGTTTGCGTACAACGCAAGGCCAGCGGGATCATCAGCGCATCCAGGCCGACTACGCAATAGGTGTTCTGCCCCACCAGATAATCACCGACCTGCAACTGAGCGACAGGCGCGATGATCTGCCAAAAAAGCTGATTTTGCTGTGTTTGTGCCACCCAAGAACCAGGCTTCATGCCGCCGTTCAGGGTGAACGCGCATGAGATTGTTCCCATGTTGTTACCAAGCTGCAATGGATTCATGGGCGAATCTGCGCGATACCAATCATGCGGCGTCCCGATGTAATTCGCAGCCTTCGCGCATCCGTAATAAATGCGCTGTTGCAGCAATGCGCCGTTCATCACACCACCATCTGCACGGTGTTGCCACCGTCAAACTGTGGGCCGGGCTGTACGCCGATAAAATCGCACAGCCTGAGACGCCATGAGGCGAACAGGCGTTCGCGGTCGCGCTGCTCGTTCGCGTTGTGTACCCACGGGCCTGCCGATGCGGTGTCAAGGTTGCTTGATGCGCCCACGATGGCCGTTTCCAGCGTGGCGAGGTTCGCTAGATAGGTGTTCGCCACCACCGCGCCCTCGTTTGCGCTCATGTGTTGCAGTCGGTATTCCAGCGCCAGGTACTGCTGCATGATCCACGGATAAGGAAATACCATATTGCCGTCACCCATGGCCGGATAGCCGCAGAAGCGCCGGATGTCCACTAATTGCGCATCCGTGAAGGCATAGGGCGTGAACGCCATTACTCAGCCTCCAGCACACCCATGCGCGTCAGGAATGCGATCAGTTCGGAATCGTCCACCGGATCGAGGCGCGCGCCAGCGGGTAGCCAGCGATGCACGCCGTTAGTGTCGATCCAGCCCGCATTGCGCGGCAGGACAACCACGGATTGCTCCGAGGCGTCCTCCGTGGTCGCGTCTTTGCGAGGACGCGCCATGATTACAGGCTCTCCACCAATACGGCACGCTTGTACGCACTGTTGGTCGCGGTCGGGATGGTGTTGGGGTTGGTCGTGATGTCAGACGGAACGGTGAATCCGCCGATGTAGGCCCAGGACTGGGTGACTACCTGCTTCAATGCATCAAGCGGCTCGCGGGTGACGTGCGCGATACCGTCTACCACGGTAATCATGCCGTCATCGTCCACCGACTCGGCGTCGCGGTAAGCATCGGGCGTGAAGGAGCCTTCCACCAGCGTGCCTTCGCCGCACATGATGCCGTATTGCACGGAGTTGCCGCTGAATGTCGCGGACGGATTGAGGTTAGTCTCGATCAGCTGGACGCCGAGCAATTCTGCAACCACGCCTTGGCGGTATTCTTGCGTCTTCGGCTCGCCACGGAACAGTTGTTTGAAGTCGGAATCGTTGAACAAACCCACTACCTGCTTGGGCGATGCGTAGAGGTGATACATGCCGGTCGCATTGACAGGCTGCACACCGTTGGAACTCATGACGGCCTTGGCTTGCAACAGCATTTGCATGGAGAGCTTGCCGCCGTTATACAAGCTAGGTGTGATACCCCAGACGCTGGATGCCGGGACGGTGTTGGTGGATGCATCCATCGAGCGCATGACATACGGTGCCACGGCAGATGCCACGGGGTTTTTCGCGGTGCCGTCTGCCACCGTGACGCTGGTGGAGAAAGTCAGAGTGCCGGAGATGCCGCCAGGGCTGACAGATACGTTGACGCCGTCAGCAGCCGCGCCGGTGAGCGAATAGACGTTGGAGCCAACCACGACGTTGACCGGGTTCGATGCCGACACCGGAACTACTTGGCCGGCACTGTTCCATGTGTACTGGAACCCGCGAATGTCATCCACAGTAACAGCAGGGCCGGCAGCGCCGAGAGTCACGCGAACAAACGAGTTGCCGCCCATGTAGCCAGCGTACAATGCTTGTTGGGCGATGGTATCGATGGATCGCGCGGCTTGCTCGCCGAGCGTCACCGCATTGCGCAGGAACAGGCTGTCGATTGCCACGCGGCTGGTGGCGACGTTGAGCATCATGTTGGCGGCGTATTGCGCCACGGACAGCGTAAATTGCTCCACGCCGTAGTTTTGCGGAGTCAGGCCGCTGGTGATATCGCCGTTTGCGGCAGGCGAGAGCGGAGACGTAATCGCGGGCAAAAGGCCGGTGCGTGTCTTGGTGATGGTTTCGCCGATTTCCGCCGGGAAATCCACCTGCTCGGCGATGGCGCGGAATCCGAGCTTGGCGCGAAGGGGAATCTCAAACGCGCGTTCGAGATAATTCTGCTGAATGACACTTTGCAATGCGGCGGGGAGGTTGTTAAGAGCCATGATTCATTTCCTTTATGTTTGGATGATTTATGTCCCTTGGTGCCTGACCCCGATGGACTGCTGCCGGTTTCCCGGCTTAAAGAGCTAAACGCGGATGCCGAATTTCGATTTCAACTCCGAGCGCAATTCGGCATCCGAAAGATCACGCGCGGTTTTGGTTTCTTGCTTGCCTCCTTTCGGTGGCTGCTGCGTACTCGACGTGGTTTGGGCGAACAGGTATGGTTTGGATTTCTTGAGGGCATCAATTGCGGCATCTGCGCCTTCAATCTCGCCAGCATCGTTGAATTTCACGCCAGACAAATCTGCCAGCGCCAGTGCGTCAATATCGACAATCCCGGCCTTGATTGCATGGGCCTTCATTTCCGCCTTGATGATGCGCTGCGCGGCTTGCTGCTCGGCTTCCTGGGCCTTGGCGATTGCTTCGTCTTGCGCTTTCTTTGCTGATTCTGCCGCCTCTTGGGCCTTGCGCTCCATCTCCTGCGCTTTCAGCCGGTATCCCGCGTTCTCATGCCGCAGTTCGCGCACATAATCCTTGGAAAACGTCTCTGGTTCCTGCGCGGTTTTGGTTATGGGGTTGTCAATATCATCGTTGTTATCAGCCATCAGGGCCTCCAAATTAAAAAGCCCGCATCAGGCGGGCGTCTGAACGGCTTTGGGCCGTCACTCCATGATCCTGACTTGCTCTTGCGCTTGTGCGTTGCGCTCGGCTTGCTCGGCGGTAATCCTCGCCAGTTCGGATGGCACATCCTCCACGTCATAGACGGGTGCGAGAGTCCCGACGGCGGTTTCCGTACTCATCAGCCCTGCATCAGTCAGTGTGCGCAAGGTGTTTGCGTCGCTGCTGCGATCTTGGCTGGTGGGCGCATACCACGGAGGCCATTTCAAGGCGATTCGGCCGGGTGCCATCCTCGGGATGGGATCGCCATCGGAATCTACCAACGCCATCTTGGCGCTGGCGCGGACGATCATCTGCAGGAGCTTTTTGAGGCCGTATTCGCCATAGCTGATACGTAGTTTGTCAGACAACCAGATCAGCGCCTGGTTGAGCAGCTCCATTGCGCGGCCAGATTGAGCCGCAGATAGTTTGTCCGCGTTTGCCCGGTTGCCGTTGAGTTGCTCAAGGGTAAATTCGCGCAGGGTGCGTACATATTCCAGCACGGCAGCAGTGGCAGCGCCGTCAATCTCAACCAGCTTCGCATCGCCATCTTTGCTCACGATGATTGCGTTGCTGGCGCTGCGCACCATCTGACGGCCAGGATCGACGGCGGGCTCTTTAATCATCAGCAGCGGATCGCTGGCGTATTTCAGTCCGCGCCCTGCTTGACTGAGCATGTATTCGATCTCAATGTTGGTTTCGATGGCATCGTCGCCGAATGTCGGCGTTCCGTCGATGTCATCGCCTCCTGGCAGGTTGCGAATCCAAACCATCGGGACAAAGCCGAGATTGTGCTGGATGGTGCGCTCGTTATCCTGCGTGAGATTTTCCGGCAAGCCGGGTTTCTCGCGGCTGATTTTGACAGGCAAATACCAGATTTCGGCCTGATCCGTCCAATCCCGCGTCCACCAGTGCATCGCGTCGAGATCGGCGTCCTTGATCGCGTAGCCCATATCGCGGAGCGCGCGCCCGCGCAGCTTGTATTGCTCACGCACTGACATAAGATCATCCGGCCGCATGGGATTATATGTCGGCGTGAGGTATTCAGTTGTCAGCGCCGAAACGTAGATACGCCCTTCCAGGATGCGCAGCCACAAGCAGACTGAGCCGACTGATCCTTTCTCGGCGGCGTCAATCATGACTTCGTTGATCCGAGCGTCGCGGATGATGTCGTTCAGCGTGTCGCGAGTAGCCTCATCGTCGTGGGCCGCCTCGGGAAAATGGCCCTCGCTGAACAGCATCGCCGTGGATTGCTGCACCACCAGCTTGCACAGGTTGTATCGCACGGATGGGCGGCGGTCGCGCAGCTTGATGTATTCGTTCGCGCCGTTCGTCTCTTCGTGGAACGCATAGCGCAGATTGGCGTATATCGTGCCGCCGAGCACACGCTGCAATGCCTGGATGCGTGACGTCCGCTGTGGTAAATCACGGTCGCGTGCGTAGCTTTTTTGTAGAGTCTGCCACATTATTTTTTTACCTCGCCATATATGGCAGCGTGACGGATTGCGTGGGCGTGCGCTTGCGAATGATCGGCCCCAGCGCATACCGAACCGCGTCCCAGCAGTGATCGTTGCCGGGCATCAAATCGGGCTTGACATCGCCCGACAGCCTGTCAATCTTGTAACTCCACAGCCGCGCCTCTTTGGCCGTGTGCTCGCAGCGCGGGTGGATGACGATGCGCTCATAGCTGCGCAAATGCTCGATGCCGTCCTCCACGCTGCCAGGCCATTTATCGGATGGGCGCATGTACCTGTAGCCATTGCGCTGCATGTAACTGATCGTCTCAGGCCTCGCATTGTCTGCGTAGCTCACATGCTCGCGTGCACCAGGGATGGCGGCGAACAGTTGCGGCAGGTTGTCGATCTCGATCCCGTGGCCATAGGCCTCATGCTCGACGTAGAGCGTGCGGCCATGAATCCAGCAGCGCACCATGACGGAGGGATCAACCGCGAAACCCCAGTCAATTCCGAAATACGGGCCATCCCATCCCTGCTGCGGCTCGAACGCCTCTACCGTATGCCGTCCACGCAGCACCAGCGCATCCGAGCGCGTGAGGCATGATCCCTCCCAGATGTGATCGTATTGATCTGGGCGGTAGCGCAAATCGTCCTGGCGCTCCTGATCAAGCTCGGCAGGAAACCACGGGTTATCTCGCCAGTTGATCTCGGCTATCTTCGCGCCTGACGGCTGATTGACGATAAACCGCTGGCGCGTGGGCGAGTCCTCGCGCTCGGGGTTCCACGTCATCCAGATTTCCGATCCGTCCTCCCGTATCGTCGGGATCAGCACCCGCCATGATTCCTCGCTGACGGTTTCGGCCTCCTCCACCCAGCAGATACTAATCCCGGCCATGGACTTGATGGACTGGTAGTTGTGGCGCAGGCCGCGGAAAAGAAACTCTGTGCCGTTTATCCCGCGTATAAAACTGTCGCCAATCTCATATTGGCTGGCAAGATATGGCACGCTCTCGATTGCGCGTGCGATTTCCGCTTGGGAGCTGTCCTTGATGCTGTTTTGATACTCCCGAGCACATAGGATGCGCAAGGGCTGTTCCGCGCCACGTAGTGCCAGCATCAAGGCAAACGTGTAGCTTTTTCCGCTCCCTCGCCCCCCGTGTGCGCCGCGATATCGCGCTTTGCCAGCAAATACCGGCAGCAGCTTGGGCGGAATCTTTACCGTGAGGCGCTCAGCCACCTTCGATCACGATCTGGACTGGGCCGCGCGGCGTCATGCTGCCATCCGGGCTGGTGTGCGCAATCTTGCTCTCGTCCACCGGCTTGTGGCCAGCTCGATCAAGGATTGCAGTGGCCGCGCTTACCATCGCAACCGCGCCGCGTGAGATTTTGCCTTGCACTACGGTTTGCAGCGCAGCAATGGCGTCATCTGCGGCGGCCTCGAGCATTTTACGCTGGCGTTGTTTGACATTTTCGCACGCGGCCAGGTATTCCTCGCGCGCTTTCGAGCACAATTCGAAAATATCCGGTTTTGTCAAGAGGGCCGATCCCTGAGTGCGCGCCGTTTTTGCGCTGTATCCGGCATCGATAGCGGCTTGCGTGGCGTTACCCGTGCGCCCATAAGCTGCGGCAAAAGCGGCGATGCGGCGCTGTGTTTCGACTCGGCTACCGTATTTCGTCGCTCGCTTGGTTTTTGTGTCCATATCCCGGAATAAAAAACCCGCCTGGGTGCGCATCGTGGAGAGGCGTGGCGGGTGTTGTTGTGATCCGCGGTTTGGCTGAAAAAAACCGCAATCTAGTAATTGGCTTTATACACCGGTTCCCAGGCTTTCGCAAGCGTGCGCACAAAAAAAATTTATCAAATATCTATTGCATTATTTTGTTTATTGTGTATAATTCAAGTCATGGATCAAACACAAACAACCAACCAAGGAGTAGCAGAAATGAAAACCTACAAAATCCAAGCCGAAGTCCTCAAAGCGTTTGCCATGGAGCTCAAAGCTGCCGTGCCAATGGATCAGATTCGCCGGGCCTTCAGCCAACAACCGGATGGATCGGCGCTCTACTACGCAAAGAGCGAAGCCGAAGTCGCCGTGTGCGAAAAACACGGGCAACCAGCTTAAAGCAAGGAGTAAAGAAATGTCCATGACAAAAAACACCACCGCCAAGTCCATTATCTACTCGTTCGACGGGTTTTCCGAAGGATATGGCGCCTTCGTTCAGGGCGCGTTTGTGGGAAAATTCATCGTCCCCGCCCAGCATGCTCATCATGTCCGTCCAGGCAACGAACTGGAGGATTTGAAGAATATGCACCAGCAGCGCCGCTTCGGCGTTGTGCTGCGCAACCACGGCAGCATCAAATGAGCAAACTTCCGCGATCCGATGCGCGTCCAGGACACGGCGGCCCTGGCCGTGGGCAGGGCCGAAAGTCCGCCGACGGCACGAAAGGACTCAAGCGCCGCAACATAAACATCGACGACGAAAGCGCCGAGAAGTTGCGCGCTTATGGAGATGGCGACTTGTCGCTCGGCATCCGTCGAGCTGCCAAGCTAGTTAGCAAGTAGATATGGAGCAGCGTCTCTGATCCTAGCAACAGCACGATCCAGCACCGCATCTAGCGCCCGGTATGCGCCGCGCCGCGTCTCTAGCGCTGTCGATTTCCGGCATTGCAGTGATCTGCGCAATTCTTCCACGCCGCGATTGCGCCCACAATATGCGTTGATGATATCCTCGATGGCGCGGCGCGAGTGTGTCCCTGTTGGGAGCGTCGCAACGACGATCGGCACAAGGCAGGCGCGAACATCCGCAACGTCTGCCACGCCGTATATCGCTCTCAGTAGTACCATGCTAGGCTTGTCTGTCGCTCTCGATGCTTGATCTATAATCATTGCGGCGTATGCGTGCCTGTCATGCGATGTAAGCTCTCCGTGCGACATCCCACCTCCACCCATCATCGCCGCTGAAACAGATGATGTTTTTATGATCGCCGTGGATTCCACGCGAAACGCCCAGCTAAGTGCGTGCTCTACGCTCTTAAATTTCATCGCATCCCCTTTTTTCCGCTTCTTTCCTTGCCGCTTCTGGTGAGTCGAAAGTTCCGATCATGTTCCCGTCCACAAATAGCGTATATCTGTATTGCTCACCAATATCTGCCGCCGCGATACGGTATTTTCCAGATTCCCAGGCTGTCGGCCCGATGCGCGTCCACTTCACGCCGTTCTAGCCTGATTTATTTCTTTCCGCCTCCGTCTTGCGATCTCAGCGCAATCGGAGCACTTGTATCCTCGGATGCTTCCTGTTTTTCTCCACCGGACAGGGATCCTTCCTTCTATCGGTTTTTCCTTTCGGCAATACCAGCAGAAAAACTTGTTCATGCTGCTTCCCGGTAATGCTTCCTGCGCCGGGCCGGGTAGCTTTTCATCCCTTTATCGCAGTACATCCTGCCGAATGCTTTGCCGACATGGACGCATCCCTTGCATGTAGATGCTTCCTTGCGCTCAAACGCAATTGCTGGATCGCCGTAACATACCGCTGGCAGCGCGTTGCTTTTCTCCCTCACGGCTTCCACTCGCATCCATTACATGCGTGCCAAGGCGTTTTCCTTCCGCCTTGGCTGTCGCACCATTTCCTTACATGGGCATTTCCTCCAACCTTCCAGTGCGGGCAATCCATTGACTGGCGGAATTTGTACCACTTACCACGGAACTCTTCGGAGTAAACATTGCGCACGAATGCAGGGCGGTTGAAGCATGACGGGCGCTCGATTACTTCAGGCGCTTGTGTGCGCAGGAACCACATCTTCTGAACGTCACCCAAGTCGCTTTCAATTTTTATTACCATTTTCTGGTATCTATTCCGCGTTAGGCGTCAATACACCCATACCCAAAGCAATCATGCGCAGGGTCAGTACATTTTCCACTGGGGCATTTTGAATCGTTTATCGCCGTCATGTTCCGCACATGCTGCGCAATTTGCTTTAGCCTGTCATGTGCCTTTTTGTCTGGCGCATATTCCAGCTCAATCAACGTCGCTGCATCGTCAAGTGCGGCAATAGCAACGGCTCGACCGAACTTAACAATCTCAGTCCATCCATCTCCAAAAGGATCAGAAGCACAGGTTTTGCAGAAAAGCATCTTTAATTCATTATCATCAATCATTTCATTAACTCCTTCGATTTGTGTGTGTACTCCGCTTTGATGGCCCTGATTTCCTCGATGGTGTATTTCTTGGCCTCATGATTACCTTCCAGCCATTCCACTTGATCAATTCCGATGCGCTCAATCAAGCATCTACGGTACTCGACAATATTTCCGCTGAGGTGGTCGTTGCAGGGCGCACACTGCTTATGTACGTTAGCCTCCTCGAACCTTAGCTCAGGGCATGCCCCTACGCTGCGATAGTGTCCTGCGTGCCATTGGCCCTGATGTTGCCTGCCGCACGAAATGCAAGGCTTGTCGTGATCGCGCAGGCGAATATAACGGTTGAATGCGGCCTGGGCTTCTCTAAGCCAATCGGCGCGGCTTTTCATCTTCTGTTTTGCCGATCTGTATTCCTTGCGAACCTGCTTCGCTTTGGCAGATTCTGCCGCTATCACGGCGCACTGTAAACCGCACACGGATTGCAATGGCCTGACTGGCTGGAATGGTTCGCGGCAGACTGAGCATTTTTTCTGCCTCATTCGTACCTCCATTCCGGTGCTGTGAATCTCACCCCATGCTGTGCACCGAAGGCCACGCAAAGCTCGATCATGGCTGACATTTCCTTGATGCTCATCTTGCTGGTTCTCACTCCGATGGAGACGAATCCGCCATCAATACCTGGAACGACACGCTGTGTTCTTAGCCCCGCGCTGATAACCTCTTTCCAGTCCTCCGGCGATAGCTTATGCCCGTACCAGTCAACCTGTCGTGACAAATCGGTTAAGTACTCCCACATAAGCGCATTTTGTTCCAGGCTTCTGGTGCGCTTCTTCGGCGTCCAAGTCAATTCACCGGCCATGCCATCATCCAGCGCGGCGGTTGCGGCATCCCATACCTTGCGGAATGCGGCGCTCGCAAACTCTGGTGCGGTGATTACCTCGCAGGCCGGCTCGTGGATGATGGTTTCGTTTCGCATGTCACGACCTCAATCTATCGGCCACGCGGGTTGCATATCCTGCAATGTCCACCCAAGAGTCGTCATAGTTAGGATCTCCGCACAAGATTCGGCTGATCTTGTGCGCATTCATCTCAAGCGCCTCTTTCATGTCTGCATCCAGCGATTCCCAATTCGGCCCGCTTCTCATTACTGCCTTGAGTGCTTGAGACAGTTTTGCGTTGTCCGCGAATGCGCCATACCTTGAGCCACGAAGTGCCAGCAGCGGATCGGCGTGTTGGCCTGGTTGCAATGGATCGGACGCTGCTGCCGGGTGTTGTTCGTCGGCGTTCATCTCAGTAAATATCCCTGACGCTTGGCACTTTGCGGAAATTGTTGAATCCGGCTGTGATTGGGTGCTTTCTATCGCGTCTGTTTATCCCGCCACGGATTGCCTGGTAGTCATACCCAACTACCTCACAGCACCACTTGAAAGACCACGGATCATCATCGTCGCAATTTATCCACAAGGCGGCGTCTGCCCATAAATTGTGTTCTGTGCTACGTTTTTTTGCATTACGGAATTTCTCGTAATCTTCGATTGCCTGAACCAGAAGCTGGATGACAAGGTTCACGTAGTTTTGTTGTTCATCCCCTGAGACTGCCATTATGCTGCGCTCCTTATATGCTAACACCATTTCATCACCACGACAGGTTTTCAAATCGCGTGTACTCGCCAAGGAAGGCCAATCTAACCTCACCCGTCGGGCCGTTGCGCTGCTTTCTAATCAACACCTCGGCAATCCCTTTGTCCTGCGTATCAGGGTCATATTGCTCTTCTCGGTAAATGAACATGATCGTGTCGGCGTCCTGCTCGATTGATCCTGACTCACGCAAATCTGACATTACCGGGCGCTTGTCTGAGCGCTTCTCGACATCCCGGCTCAACTGAGAAAGCGCCAACATAGGCACGTTAAAATCCTTGGCGATAGACTTTAGTCCTCTAGTGATTCCGCTGATCTCCTGTGTCCTGTTCTCCCCAAGGCCGTTCATGAGTTGTAGGTAATCGACAATAATCAGGTCAAGCCCGTATTGACGTTTGATGCGTCTCAGAGACGAACGCATTTCCATAACCCCGATACTGCTGGT